AAGGACGTTGGACACTTGCTTCCCCACCTGCTTCTACTAAATCTGTTTTAGGTCGTGATGAAAGTAAAGTTGGATTACCAAAGAAAGTAACGTTCTTTCTCATGGTTTGCATAATCTCATCATGAGTACAGATGTGATTAGCTAAAGCGTCAAACTCTCCTGAACCTTCTGAAGAAAAGCCTTTTGGATTATTAAAGATTTCTACACAAGGAATAAAACCTAGAGTATTTTTTAACTCTTTTGTTTTTCCTGGCATTGAAGGATATGGAGCTTCAAATTTTATTTCATGCTCTGAATGTGTTTCAATTATTTCTTTTCTTTTAATTGAAATACGAATGTAATGCTTTTTACCATGCTTACTATGAGGATCTTGACCTGTTAAAGCAGAATCAGCTATTGCTTGATCTGCTCCTAAACCTCTTTTCTTTTTATAGCTATAGATAATTACAACTTCATCTAATTCTCCATCTACATTGTAATAACTACGATATTCATGTTTACGGAAGAAATATAAACGATAATTATTTTGTGTAGGTCTTATATAAAATAATCCTTGACCATCACATAAAAAATAATCCCAAATTGAATCTAATCTTGAATCAAGTTGATTGTATTTGATAATTCGATCAATATAATCTTTTCTTTGATTACCAAAATTGTCTTGAGCAGGAAAAAATTCAACTCCTTGACGAATACCAAATAACCTCATCTGAGCTAGATGAGAAGCAACAATTCCAGTATCAATTCCACCGCCCCCATCTTTTTCAAGATAAGAATCAATAATCTCTTTTAGACGGGCTTTAGCATCAGTAGCCATTATTTTTTACTACGTTTATCTTTATACATCTTAGCAGCTCTTGCAGCTTTGCCAGCTCTCTCAGCCTTCTCAGTGTTTTTAACAAATTGTTTTCCTTTTTTACTTCCTTCTTTTTTCTTTCTATCTGTATTTTCACGTTCTTTTTTACTCAAAGAAGCCCAAGCTTTCTCTGGTAAATATCTTTTTGTATATCCTTTTTGTATTGCTTTATCAGCCATTATTCTTTTTCATACTTTTCATATAGTCATCAAGAAAAGATTGAACAACATCAGCTTGTGCAGCATGCATCTTGGATGCTTTTCTTAATTGTCCTGGAACTTCTTTAAACTTTGCTGGAATTTCCATAATTACTTTTTAGAATCTTTGTGTTTTTTAGCAGCATTTTTTGCTTTGCTGCGTTTTTCATACTGGTCTTTTGTCATCCATTTTTCTTTACCCCATTTCTTAAGGTCTTTTTGTTTTTTACCTTTTCCTCCTTTGTATCCTCCACCAGCTTCTTTATATTTTAAAGCTACTAATTGTGCTTTACGTGCAGACCACTGACCAGGTTTTCCACCTTTAGATCCAGCCATTACACGTTTCTTTATGCTTTCACGTAATCCAGGCTTTGTATATTTTGAATCATCTTGTGCCATTTTTATTTTTATGTTTGTTTTTTTTAAGCCAATTTTTAAAAAATTTTAATTCTTGGTTATTAAATAATTTTGGTTTTTTAAGTGCTTGTTTAACAAGTTTTTTTGTTTTCATTAAGTAGCAACTCCACCTTGATTAAAAGTTGGTATAGATCCATTCAAACGACCATATTGCATTGCTTGTAATAGTCTTTGCTCATTACCATCACTAGCGTTTGAGCGTCCTCCTTTTAATAAATCTTCTACATTTATATTTTGAAATTCTTTTTTTCCACCTTCTCCACCTAATAAAAATTCAATTGGATTAGTTACAGCATTCGTAAAATTTTGTCTACCGCCTTCTCCACCTAACATTGGATTTAATGCAGCGTTTGCAACAAGTCCTTCGTTATTACCTACTCCAAAAGTAGTTCTACTTTGAGGCATTGCTGTTGGTAAATTACTTGATCCTTTTGCTTGAAATCGTCCAGGTAGTGGAGTTTGTTTTTCACCAGGTAAATGAGGTCTTCCACCAGGAGCTGTAGGAATTGGATTTTTCCCTGGTTCTCCTGGTAGAGCAGGACCACCAGCTACTTCCGTGTTATTAAAATATCCTGAATTACCCATTTGATTCATGGGATCTGCTGACATTACAGATCTTTGTAGTTGATTATAAGGATTAAAACCAACAGGAGCACCTGTAGTGTTTGCCATCATTCCTCCAAAATTTCCACCAGCACCATTAACACGTTCGCCATACTGTCTTAACATTTTTATTAACCAATATATAAATCTATTTTACTCTTCTTGTACTTTATATCCTTTGGGGTCATTTAATTTAGTCAAAACAATTCCAATACCTTTAATATCCCATTCCAAATGGTCTCCTCTTTGCCATTGTAATTCATCTGTTATTTCAGGAGGAAAACTAATACATAAGTCACCAAAAACATTATCATCTAATTCCAATATGTAAGTCATTTTTCTATTAGCTTTTCCATTAGCTTATCAAGCTTATTATGAATTGCTCTAAAGTGATCGTTCATATCTTGTAATTCCCGAACAAAATCTACTTTTAAAACATATTCCAAAGGCATTCTATTCACGTGTTCCTCCAGTGCATTAATACGTCTTCTTTGATTTTCTACTTGTTGAATAGAATCTTTTAAACGTTCTTTATGACGTTCTAAAACTTTACTAGCAATCCAACCACCTCCTGTTATAGAAGAGATAACAGCTGTTAATGCAAGTGTCAGAAAGTCTGGTCCCACGGTTTTATCTTTTTCTTTATTCTAAATCAGTAATCTAATTGTAAATGACCTTTTTTCATTAATCCTGTAACTAACCAAACTAAAGCATCAACACAATCGTCATGTCCACTAACACCAAAGTTAGTTAGTTCTTCAAACATATGTGTAAAATTTCTATAGCGGTTAAATATAATTTTTCTATCTTCAAACATACCCATAATTCCACGAAATCTAGCTAATTTATCTCCTCTAAAACCTTTAACAGGATGCCAAATTAAATTATACAAACTTTCATTTTGTAAGCAAATACGTTTAAAGTCTGCTTCTAAAGATGCTTGATATTGAACAGCTTCAGACCATACATCACATGTTGAGTGAGTTGGATAATAATTACCACTTTGATCAACTCCTATGATTGACCAATCATTTAATAACTCTTTTAACGCATCTAGTTTTTCTAAATTACCCATTACTCGTATTCTTCTGTAATCAATAATATGTATTCGATCTTCAATCCTTCCCCCTAGCACCATTACTGTATAGTCATTCTTTTCTCTTATTCCCGCTGACAGGTCTACTCCCACTCCTAACGTATCAAATTCGGTTGATATTTCTGCTTTAACGATCAGTTCAGGTGCAAGCGATAATTCGTTCTGTCGCACGACTTGATTCATGTACTGAAAGGAGAAGGCAATCGGAGATTGCCGTTTTTTTTCTTTTAAGTATTCCAGTGACCACATTTCAGGCCAATATGATTCTTCATCACCTGTTATAGGATTATTTTGTATAGCAGAGAGAACAATTTGTATCCAATTATTTTGTTCATTAAAGGTGGTGGAATGAATATCGTCATGCCTAAAGCGAGTGCCAAGACAAATAGCCCTACCCCCTTCAAACATAGTCGGAGCGATAACTGCATTCCAATTTTCCTGCATTGTTTTACGAATATCAGGATTAGCAATATCAGCAGCTGATTTTATAGCGTCATCAATCATGACAAGATGAGAACGCTTAGAAGTAACAGAACCTTTTAGTCCAGCTGCACAAAGAGTAAATTGTTCTTCACCAGTAGTATCTATACCTGCAAATTTATGATCAATAGACCAGTATTCATTACTAGTTACATTCTTAAGTAAACGAACTTTAGGAAAAACTTCTTGGTATCTCTTACTTTCAATAATACGTTTAATTGTTGCTGATTTAGATCTAGCAATATCAACGGTATAAGAGAGATAAAGAACTTGTAATGGAAGACCAGCTTGTGTATGAACACCAATAGCCCATGCAGTTAATAAACCAAGAACAGTTGATTTAGCAGAACCACGAGGAGCAAGAAGATCTATATTTGGTCCAGCAATTTTTATTAAACAACTACTATCTTCATTGGTAACAAACTTTCTGTTCCATTCTTGATGATGAAAAGCAGGAGGTTTATCAGCTACATAATCACAAAAGTATCCAAAGTCATCTCTAGCTCTAGCTAATGATTCTAAATTCTTAGGTTTTTTAATTTGTTGATTACGTGCTGCAGCCTTCGCATTACGTCTATAAGCAAGATGAGTATAAGAAGGCACAAGAAATAATCAAACTATTACTTTAATAATAACTAATGATTGCAACCGCAGTCTGAATTACTTTTCTTCTTCTTTTGGTTTATTTTTTTTTTGATCCTGATATTTACGTGCTTTATCTAGAGCAGCTTTACGTTTTTCTTTGTCATTCATTTCAGAACCATCTTGTTTTTTAGCTTCTTTTTTCTTCAGATATTCAAGAAGTTGTGGAGGAAGTTTACCTTTAGCCATTTTATTTTTTACCTGCGTTATGTATCTTTAAAAGTTCTTCATAAAGTTTTTTAAAGTCTCTATTATCTCCACCAGTTTGTACATTAATATTTCCTCTATCAGCAGAACCAGGACCTAAGTTGACTCCTCTACTTTGACCAAAAATATTAGTTTCTCCTTGAGGTGCAACTTGTGCTTGATTCTTATAATTATTCCATTGATTCACAGTATCTGTCTTAGGATTTGGTTGCCAATTTCTATTCTTATTATCCCAAACAGCATCATCTCCATATGGATTACGTGCCCCTAGTACACCTATACCACCTATTTCTTCTTTAGGTTTTCTCATTTCGTTTGCTCTTCTTTTCTCATCCATTTGTTGTCTGTAATAATCTTGTCTTTCTTCTTTTCTTGCTTGTCTTTCATCTTTTCTAGTAGCTCTTCTATTTCTAGCTGACTCTCTTTTTTCTCTTGCGAATGCATCCCGATCAAAACCTTTAAACTCAGCTCTAGCACCTAAACCTTTTCCAACAAGTTCACTAGCTTTATCACTTTCATTTCTACGATCCCAATATTTTGCTTTATCTTCTGTAGTTTTTTGTCTATCAACAATAGATTTCATTGCTCTTCCTGCACCCATGACTTATAACTCTGAATATTTATATAATCTATTTTAACTTTAGTTATTCTTCTAATTGCATCCTTGCCCATACACTCATTGTTGCTTCTTCTAATGGTATTTCAATAGGATCATCTTTAAAAATAAACATTAATTCTCTAATAGCTCGATCTGCTCCAGCCATTAATAAACCTTTTCTATCCTTACTATTAGTAAACTTTTCAACTAAATCTATATGTCCACGTACTTCTTTTTGCATAGAAGCTACACGTGCAACACCTGCATCACGTTTAACTAAACCTGTTTCAACATCAGCTCGTAATTTACGAATATCCTCTTGCATCGCATCAATTTCATACAAGAGTTTCTTACGATGATCTGGTTTAGGATAATTATTTTTTATCCAAAGATCACACGCAGTGATAGATCCCCGATAACCAAGGAATCGGGAATATAAATATATTTCAATGACTGAATAATTATCAGATGAAAAGGAACAGAAAGATTCTTGAGTTGATGAATCTAAGTCATCAACCCATGACTCAAATAGCTCAATATCTATAAGCTCGTTGGGCCTGATTGTAGTCTCTTTCTTCGTCTTTTGCTCTAAACTCTTGTTCTTGTTTAGCAGACGTTCTTTGTTCGGTTCCTTTTTTACCGATAGTTTTTCTATCTTGCTCACCAGCATCCTCCATTTTCTTTTTGGAAAAATCGTAGGCGACACCAGCGGCCTGTCTATATTTGTCTAAATCAAACCAGTCATCGACATCAGTCTGACCTTCGGGAACGCTGCGTGTCATAACGAATAAATCCTATAAGAAATTTAGAAGTTGTTCATCATGTTTGCTAGACCAGCCGCAAATGTATCACGACGACCTTCTACAGACTTCTGACGCTGTTGTCTACCTTTAGAACCTTCTAGACGATTAAGAAGCTCTTCGAACTTAGTAATATCGAAATAGTCGTCTTGTCCTGGGTTAGTACCTGAATTACTCATTTCAAAACTTTTTTGAACTTAAACTAATTTTAGCAGTAATGTATCTTTTAAGAGAAATTAAATGATCCAACTAAACCTGAATAAATGTCACCTTCTTTAGCAATTCTAGTCATTTCTTTTTGACCTTCAACTTTAAGTTCAGCAATATTTTTATTAATATCTCCTTGTAAAGATGTCAAACCTGAGTTAAAAATATAATCACGAGTTTGTCTAACATTATCTAATTGGAAATCAATTTCTCCAGGTGTTCCTGTGAATGAATCACCAAAATTAGGTAAAGTTACTCCAGTTCTTCTTTCTGTCTCTTCACCATAACTTGGTAATAAAGTACTATCAAAACTAAACTTACGTTTACCTGTTCTCTTACCTTCATCGTCTCTTAATTCTTTTCCAAATTGAGTATCATAGTAATTAGCTAAATAACTATCTTGGAATTTATCTGTATATTCTGAACCTTGAGTAAGAGTAGATTTTAAGCTATCAATATCTTTATAATAACCAGAACTAAATCTATCTCTAGCTGATGCTAATTCGTCGCTAGTAGCGTCTCTACCAAGTAAATCTTGATAAGCTGCTTCAACACCTATATCTTGTCTTCTACCTAATATTCCACGGTCTGTTTCACCTGTTACAGGATCTATATCACCCGTACCTGTATAGAACTGTTGTAAAGTGTTCTTTGCTTGATTAGGCGACCATGATTGCCATTGCTCTGGTGTTTCATATTCAGGTATTTCATCGAAAGAATCAGGACGATCTGCTTCTCTCCAACCTTTTCTAGGATCTTCTCCTGGTCTAGTAATTGTATTAGCAGCTAACTTATATTTATCTGCATAATCTGTTAACTGATTTTGAGCTTCATTATAAGTAAGTAGCCCTTTTTGTAATTGATTTTGAACTAAATTCTTATGATCTTGCCATCCAGCACGACCTGCTTGTTGCTGTCCTTTCTTTGCTTTATAATCTTGAACACTTGCAGCCCAATCACGATAATCTAATCTATCTTCTTTTTTACCTTGATACTCCAGGTAATCCTGCATTGTTGTATCTTTTGGAGGCGGTGCTGGAGCCTGTACAACTGTTTTAGATCCCATTATGTAGTACCTCCAAATCCAAAGGGATTTCTACTAGGGACATAGCCCCATTTTCGATTAGCTTCATCTGCTCGTAAAGTTAATTGATTTTGTAAGTTTTCCCAATTTTTTTGTTTTCTTAATGCTGTAGCCTCTGGACCTAATTCTAAAGCATTCATTCGTGCTGTAGCATCAACCATTGATTTTCCTCTTTCTCTAGCAAGAGGACCTGCTTCAAACATTCCAAAATCTTTTGCAAGTTTTAGTCTTTGTTCATTCCCAGTTCTATTAAAATTTCTATTAGCAATCTCTCCGCCTAAAATGCCATAATTTTTCTGACGCATTTCTAATATATTCCACTTATTCTGCTCACCTTGCTGAGCCAGCATGTTAGCGTTGGCTTGTGCTCCTATACCTGCACCTCTATTTTGAAGTAATCCACTACCTAAAGCTGCTCCTCCTAAAATTGCTGCGGCTTTCCAACCTATTAGCGGTACTATCATAATTTATTTTTCCCTCCCTTGTTCTTTAATCATCTTATTATTTTAAACTAACCAAACCGTTGGAAGTCATATCTAAAGCCAGCTAAAGGTAAACTCATGTTGCTCATCAAACCTATATTAGAAGTAACAGATCTATCTGCTTGGTTTTTATAAGCATCTGCTTTCATCATATTACCTAGAGACATGCGATCAGGTAGTTTGTTCATTTGTCCTAGTAGAAATTGAAATTGTGATAAATCTTTTAATTGTGTACCCGTTTCTTTTAAATATTTTTCATTGAGTTTTGCGTTTAGCTCAGCTTCTTTCTCTCTACGCTTCATCCAATTTTCTTCAGTTATATCAGTCTCTTTACTTGCTGATACTGGAGTTTTATTTTTCTTTATAAAACTGTTAAAAAAAGCATTAGGTTTTAAAGCATTTGTTGTTCCTCCAACAGCATTGAATGTGTTTCTAAACAAATTATCTGTTGGTATTACAGGACCACTCATATTTCCTATATCCATTCCAAACACGGCTGGACCCGAAGTAAAATTAGTTGGTGTGAAGTCACCTTTTAAATAATTTTGTAATTCTCTAATACCTAAATTCAACATAATAAATACTCTCCTTTATTAAGTATAAGGGTTATTAGCCATTAATTGACTCATTGCAGCAGCTCCTGATTGCATTTGGCTTTGTAACATTCCTAATTGCATTAATTTCATTTCTCTTTCCATTTGCTGTTCATTTGCTTTTTGTAGTAATGCACCTTCACCTCTTTCATATAAATCTAATCGTTTCTTTTGATCTCTAAGAGTTTTTGCATATGGACTTAAAGGTACTCCAAATAGAACTGCATTTTCAGAACCACTTAAAGGATCTCCTGGAGTACCAAGACCAACAAAGCGGCCTCCTATATTCCTTATTCCATGAGCAATTCCACCACCAATCGTTGAACCAACTACAGTACCAACTGGTCCTGCTAAGGAACCTATAGCACCACCAGCAAGAGTTCCTGCTGCTCCTAATGGATCACCTGCTGCAAGAGAAATTCCTGCTCCTAAGAATGGAACTCTATTTGCTAAATATTTTCCAGCTATTTTTCCTCCTGCTTTTAGTCCTGCAACTTGTCCAGCTCTTTGTGCAGCAAAAGCTCCACCACCTGCTTTAGCTATATCCATAGCTGCTTTAGTATTCGCTGCACTACTTGCTGCAGCTGCTCTTGCATAAGCATTTGGAGCTATTGTTTGAGCTGTTGATCTAAATAAACCTTGTGTTTTACCAACTGTACCTGGAAGATTTGCTCCAGCTTTTTGACTAGCTTCTTTTACAGTTTCTTTAAGAGCAGTACCAGCTGGTGAAAGCTTTCTGCCCAAATTATCCATTACTGTACCTAAACTAAACTGACCAAGTAAACCTCCACCTGCTAAAGCCGTATTGCCACCACCTGGCCTATATGTTCTATTTGTACCTTCTCCTACTATTGTAAATGGATCAACATTTAACCTATCAAGTAAGGGGTTTTGTGTATTACTACTCGTTATTGGAAACATTATTTTTAATAATACTTATCTAATATATTTATTTTATCAGAGTACATATATTAGCTATAACTTAATGTTGAAGGATACTGAGGTCTATTAGCAGCTGCAATCGCCATATTAGATAATTTTCCAGCTAATGCTCCAGCTAAGGCATACTTACCACTACGAGCTGCAATTCTTGGGGCACTTACTTTACTTTGTAATGCTTTATTTAATCCGATAGTTCCACCTGCACCTGCTCCAATTGCTTGTAAACCAGCAGGAAAACCTACAACACTAAGTTCAGGATAACCTTCTAAATTTTCACCTGTAAATTTCAGTAAACCTAAACCTGTTAGTCCTTTATTTTGATATGCATGTTTCATATATCTGCCATATCTTTCAGGTGTTAAATCAGGAATATCTTGTTGTGCTGTTTCATACTTAAGTGGTTGTCCTCTTCTACCTAATAAAACTCTATCTACAAATTCTGGAGCAGCTTGAGCAGTCTGTCTTCTATCTTCTTGTCCTTTTTCTGTATATTTCTGTTTAAAACCTTTAGCTCTAAATAGTTCTCCAGGGTTTGTTAAATCTAAATGACCTAATGATGCACCAACAGGTATTCCAACTGCAGCAAGACGTATAAGACTACGCTGAGTAGGGTTAAATCTACCAGTGCCTCCTACTTGTTTTGGTTTTAAATCTGCTGCTAATTTTTTACCTAAAAATTTATTTGAAACTGAATCTGAAATAGGATTGGGATGATTGTAATGCCAGTAAAATCTACGACTTGCATCTTCTCCTAAATCTGTAATTAAACGTGCTGCTGTTGCACCTGCAAATTGTAAAGGTGTTTTTAATAATGTAATAGGTTCAGATGTGCCTGTGAATCCAACACTTCTTTTCGTTCCTGTTCCAGTAATTTTATTTCTTTGTTGGGTTTCACCTTTAGCTAATTCTTTATAAAAACGAGGATCAAAAACACTATTACTATATCTACCTTGTCGCCCTGTTAAAGCAACTGCTTTATCCCATCCTTTTTGTATTTGAGCAAACATATTTATATCTCCTAACCAGTCATATATCTAAGTTCTGCTAACTGTTGTGTTTGTGCAGTTCTTTGTGGATAAAACATAGGCTCCAAAGCTAATGTCGAACCTACACTTCCAGCTAACATTCCCATGTTTTGAGCCATACTACTGTGATAAACAAGAGGTTGTTTTGCAACATCTTTCATTGTTCTTGCTTTACCTAAATCAACAGAACGATGAAATCTACCTGCAGTTTGTGGTAAACCTTTCTTTGCTAAAAAATTATTTAAACCAGTACTAGCTAAACCTCTTGCTAATACAGAACTAGAAATTAAATCAGCTCCTCCTACTAAGGCACCTGCAAAAGGATTACCTGTCACCATAGTTGAGATGCCTGTAGTGATAAGAGCACCAGGAATAGATTGTCCGATTAATTCTTTTCCACCACGTTCTAAAAACCTTTTTCCTAAAGGTAATTTACCCACTCCTCTATATACATTTCTAGCTAAGTTAAATGCCATTTCTTTACTCAGTTGTTTCTATTTTATCTGGACTATCCTTAGATTCTTTTACAGCTTTATCTCCTTGTACTTCTTCTGTTGCTTTTGTTTGTTCTGTCACTACTTTCTTCTGTCTAGCTAATAATTCAGCAACTGATGAATCACCTTCTTCTTCTGATTTTACTGCATTTGCAGCTTCTGCCATTAAGTAACCTTTAGGATCAGGGTTACGCATACGAGGCATTGGGTTACTAGCATTTTCTGCAGGATTTAATGTAGGACTAATGTTATAGGCTTCTAACCATTCTTGATTAAAATCAGGTTGTTGTTCAGGTCTTTGTTTAGTACGTGGTCTACCTTCTTCAAAGTCATAATCAAATGGTCTATTAAATCTTCCTATGCCATCAAATACTTCATAGTCTTGAGTAGAAGATCTATTTTCATCAAAGAAAGGAGAATTACCAACAAAGTTAAGCTCAGGGTTTAACGTTGTTTTTCTAGTCATTGAACGCTTTAAAAGATCTCTAGTAGTAAAGCGAGAAGGGTTCCAAGGATATTCTCCATCTGCGGCTTTTGATTTAAATAAATCATTAAAATCTAAACGTTTTGTTACTCCACCTCTTCTATTAAAAGGGTTAGAGATATAACGTCCTAAATCTAAACGAGCGTCTTTAGTCATTACTTTTTAGATTTTTTCTTTTTATCAAGACCAACTAATGTCTTGCGGAGATTAGCTTGCTTGACTGTTTTCTCATCATACTTATCTGGATTGGCTAAAACATTTTCTTGTAGTTGAGCAGATGTGATACCACGTTTCTTTGCTTTAGCTGTGAAAGCACCTGGACGATCTACTGCAGAACCGATCCAATCCTTTTTTTTCTTTTTATC